CACATACACTGCTTAATTGAGGATCTATTGTTGTAAGTCCCAAGGTGTTAAATCTTCCAATCGACAATGTCCTATCAGATACTTGACAATGATGATTTGATGGCGGTAAGCAGGCAAAATTATTATTGGCAACAATAGTTACATTGCTTTGATTAGGTACTAAATTAGAACATGAATTGTTTAATATCCTCATTATAATATATAAATAAGATATTACTGAAATGAATCCATTCTTCGAACGGGATTACCACTTAAATCTAATGCTGGTTCTCTATAACATCTTGGATTCCAAACCATTTTTTTATAATTTTCAAAATATTCTGTATCTTCTGGGCGGAGGTAGCTAATTACATTTCTAACTTGTGATAAACTAGATGCGGGTGCCACGCCATCATATTTTTGTGCCATTTCATACATGCGTTTATCTTGACGACTAGCTGTTACTGTCCAATTAATAACTTGATTTACTGAAAAAGGGTCGCCATCATTTTCGAAAATTACTAACCGTACTCTTTTACCATTTATTGGAATGCCATGAGCTGATGTAAAATTAATGCACTGCCACTTGTAATGATAAGTATTTGAGTTACCCACAGACCCAGAACCATTAAATCCTCCACCAACGTCACTATATATTCTAAACCAAAGTGGTCGGTCACTTGGACTCAAAGAACTTGCCGCCGACGGGAATCCACCAGCAGAAGAAAACCCACTTGACTGTTTTTGACATACATTAAAAACACTATGATAATCAACATGCCATGGCGTCCATATCCGTGCGCCCCCGTCATTATCAACAGCAATTGCAACCCAATAAAGTTTATTTGCTGTTAAATTTATGGCATTATTAAAGCTAATATTTATATGTTTATTTCGCATATTAACATTGGTAAAGGTTGCCTTTCCTTCTCCTAGGCGGTCATCTGGCTCCCCGGGCGTGTCCCCAAAGTTTTCGTATATAGCAACACCCACAGTACCACTCCATGAATTTGAAGAAGTAAGTGTTGTAAATAATTGCATATTTGTATATCCACCAGTACATGGTGCAAAAAATTGCATATAAAAAATCTCACCCGTATCCATTAGTTCCTCAGCCAACGTAGTATTTAAATTATATGGTTCGTAGGGAAGGACGAAATTACCACTACCACCACCACCACCACTACCACCCGGATTAAATTTTGCGCTAAGTTGTACATTTAAATTAGCTTCACACCAAAGATTAGCTTGATCTTGCGTCATTCCCCCGGTTTTATCCCAGTTTCCAGATGGATCATAGACAAAATTTTCATAAAATGTCCCCCATAATAATCCGGGTTTATCATCAAGAATACCACTATTCGGAGCCTTTGTGGCTCTTGTTCCATCTTCATTACCATTGAAAAATTTTGAACATTCTTTATCCATTTCCAAAACCATGGTACCTCCAGCCGGTATATAGCTTTGACCACGAAAAATGCAATCACTTTCTGGCGCTTCTACTGCACTAAAAGTTAATTGTTCGCCACTAGGTCCAAATTCGTCCCCTTGATATTTTTCATTTTCTATGTTAAATGCTTTGACATATGCTAAAGTTACAGCTGATGTAATTGATCCCAGATTAAATAGAAAGAAATCGCCACTATAACCTTTGAATCTCGTTCCATCTGTCGGTACTCCCAAAAATCCTGTCGAGGAGGCATAACATCCAATGTATCCATTATGACTATTACCTGTTTGAAAACTATACACATTAGATCCATTGGTTCCATTTCTTATATTACCAACGACAGTACATCCAGTACCTCCAAAATTACCACCAGCACCAAGTTGAACACCTATTTTAAAAGGACTTACAATGCTATTGGCGCGCAAATCACCATGATTATTTACTTTTCCTATAAATAAAGCAGATTCTGCACCAGACCATGAACTTGTATTAACATCCCAATCAAATGCATCTATTACAATTCCTACTTGACGATTAATGAATAAATTTGAATTGAAGCAAATAGTATTACTTGGATCACGAGTAGTCCAACTGGGCATTGGAGAAGTTCCTGGAATTGTACTAAGGGGCTGTGGGAGGAGTAACCCTCCAGCGGTAACCCAATCATTAGGCTCACAAACATGTATATTAATGGGGAATGAATAAGAAGAAATATTTGGATCGTCACGACCTATTGACATTCTTTTTCTACTGAATGTTCTTCTCAATCCAATTATACTTGAACTGTCAGGATCCGTAGTTCCAAATTTATATAAAAATAATCCAAAATTATCGCCAGGTAAAGCAGGTTCTACTGTTTTAATTTGAAAAACTGGATCATTTAGTGCCCAATCTTTATGAGGTATTCCACCCATACAAAGAAATGAATTTTTACGAGAAGTTGCACTTGCGACTTCAGGAGAATTACTTACATGAATAATAGAATTTGCTAATAAGCTACCAGAACTATCAAAACCACGAGTTTTATTGGATGCCGTATTACGCCCACCACTTATTACAACTGTTCCATAAGCATCTTTGCCAACCCTTATTTCACCCAATTCACCCTGTATATTTACACTAGCATCCAAAATAACAACAGTATCATTATATCCATTATTATGTAAATTTATTCTACCAGAATTTGAATTTAATATATTTTGGGTACCAATATCCAAAACACCCGTACCCCCGTCCATATTAAAAACTAAATTACCGCCAGCTGCTCCTAACACATTTCCATCTTTGACACATAAGTTCCCAGCTGTTGGTGGAGGACCTACTGCACATATTGTCGCTGCTTCAACATAATTTGCACGAGCAGTACCTGTTAAAGTTAAATTTGTACCATAACCATTTGTAAAATTTATATCACCTACCCAAAAACCACCACTTATTGTTAAATTTGTTCCCGAAGCATCCACAAATTGTAAATGTTGATTAAAAACTGTATCCACATTAAATGTTGGAGTACCCAATATAATATTTAACCAACTATTTCCAGAAATTGACAAATTTGAACCAGAAATATCATTTAACCAAGAATTTCCAGAAATTGTCAAATTTGTTCCTGAAATATCTGTAGCAATAATATTACAAGCATAAAGATTCCATCTTTTTGTTGGTTTTCCTAGGTTAAAGTTACAATCATCCCATGGATATATTTCTCTTGCTTGAGTAACTCCTGAACCATCAACTTGAAATATATAATCAACATTGACATATTGCATATTCGGTCTTAAAATTCGAAAATTTGAAAATTCATCATTATCAGCCAATTTTATTGCCATCCCAAAACCACCTTGGGCATTTGAAGTTTCCGTTAAATCTATATATAAATTATTTGTTTGGAGAGTTAGACCATAACTAGGTGTGGGACCTATTATATTTAACATAGGATGCATACGTGTAGCAATATTATCGTTAATAATACTACTAGAATTTATATCCGTAGAATAATCTGTAGCCGTTGGATCAAATAAAGATATTATGCCACTACCAGAAGCATCCACAAATCTTGTATGACCGAATACTTCTAAATTTTGCGAAATATCAACATTACACGCTGATAAATCACATACCAAGGTGTGACCAATAACCGTCAAATTACCACAAATATCAACATTTCCAGAAACATCTAGATTTCCATCAATATCAACATTTCCAGAAACATCTAGGTCTCCACCTATTGAAGCGTTTCCAGAAACATCCAAATTACCACCAATCCAAACATTTGAATAAAAAAAACCATAACCATGAACATATAAGTTTTGACATATACGTAAATTTCCTGTTATTTTAAGAGTATCTGTACCACACCCATAACCATTACATGGAATAATTTCATTCAAACCTAATTGATTAAAACCTATCAAAGAATTCGATTCATTTACTACAATAGGTTTTAATGGCATAACAGTCCCAGGATAACTTAATCCAATATTTGTAATTAATTTTGAACTACTCACAGCATCACATGAAGTATTTTGTGTGTTACATGAAGTATTTTGTGTGTTACATGAAGTTTTTGGGGTTACATTACATGATTTTTTTTCATTTATATAAATTTTCATATATATATTCCGTTAGAATTTTATAAAAATAAAATTACCAATATATTATAATGGGTTTAATTAATTTAGACGAGTATGTAACTAGAAATGGCGCTAAAATAAAAAATACATATATATCTTTAGGACCTAATATTTTGGAAATTAATAAAGAATTTATTAGGGGACCCTCGGGACAAGTTTTGTACAAAATTGTAGGAAGATTTGCACTTTGGCACAATAAAGAAGCAAGGGAAACTGGAAAGGCGCCTTATGCAGCAGCACCTATTATTACTAGGTGTAGTGAAGAGTACATCACTGGAAATATATACAAAATTTTATATGCACAACTTAAACAACTTTTTCCAAATAGTGTAGAAGATATTACTGATATTTCAGGAAACCAAGATATTTCAGGAAACTAGTCAATTTTATCTCCCGAGCTTGCCCCCGCCGCCGCCCATGAACTTGGCCTCCCCCACACTGCTTTCACTCGGAAGCGGAACTTGGGTGTCACCACCACCAGTGGTAGAATATCGCGTTGCGCCGGCGTGGCGTGGGTTGATGAAACCGTCGTTGGCGCTATCGTTTGCATCCTCAGCCGTATTAACCTGCTTGCTCCCAAAGCCTATGCCTGCCCCCGCCTCGTTCGCCGCGTCAGCCGCCAACCACAAGATATCGGTGCCGCCAGCGGCGAATTGTCCAGCTTGAAGATTTGAATTCCCCGTAAGAGGATTATAAGTTCCAAAGTAGCGCGGTTTCTCCCCCTTTCCATCTTTTTGTTGAAAAGTTGTATTATTAGTACCACCATAATTATATCCCCACCAAGTTTCTTGAAATTGATCGGCAGCTACGATAGGTCCCTGGACTCCAGGATACATTTCAGCGCCCGTCTCCTGCCAGTTAAAGTATCCTGATTCGGCGGACCCAAATTCATTATATGTAGTACCATCATTTGTAGAAAGCATTGTACATATTAAGCGAACTTGTCCATGGGTTGCCCTTTTCAAAGCTGTTCTTCCGCTTTTGCCATCATAATTATACGTCGGGAAACTGGTATTGTCACTCCAATAAAATCCATAATTCCCAAAGGACAAATATAAATATCTGGGAAAATGCCAAATATTTAACCCAACTCCAGGAAATGAGGACGTGGAATGATTCAAATTGCAAGAAGCAGTTAAATTTATTATTTTATCTGCTGCTGTATCTCTAAAATACACCTGTGTAGTATAAAGTCTTTCAGTAAATGGTACGGGAATGGCACAACCATTCGATGTGACGTCCGTGAAGTTAGATCCATACTTACCCGGTGTAGCAATATCAAGCCAACCAGTATCATATGTAGGATGAAAGCGGTGCGACCTAATAAGCTTATCCGTCGCGGGGTCATAAAAAACATATTGTAAAGCCTTATTCTCAAAAAAAGCAGCTTCATACTTACCCTCCTTCATCCAATTTTCGCGGTCTTTAACGACCATCTGCTCCGCCCCGATACTTGTGTCTACCCACTTTTTCACCTCAATCACGCCGGGAATTAAAGCACTCTGTTGGCGTCTATGTAAATAATCTGGGGCTCCTCCTCCTCCCGCTGTTCCTTGCGAACCTGTTTTTCCTTGTATTCCTTGGACGCTTGTTCCTGCTGTTCCTTGCGAACCCGTTGTTCCTTGCGAACCTTTT